GGACATAGTATACCACTTTCCTGCATGAGTGGGGTAAATTCTTGCGAGTCCTACGCCTGCAAAAGTTTCTTCCATGTGGAACTCTGAGTGAATACTTCTTCCATCCAAAGAGGCATCTACACCAATAATACCAGTGAAGGGCCTACGGAAATGGATTTGAATCTCCTCTGGGTAGGTATATCCCTGTCTGGAGAAAGCCAACTTTCCGTAACGGATGAAAGAATCAGTACACTTAGAGGAAAACAGCCTGATAGACCCGTCACTCTTCAAAATGCCAGAGTCCAGGCCAAAATTTGTATAGCTGATAATCTGGTCATGGTTGCTATTGATAGGGCTGTAATCTACAAGAGTTCTATAGCCTGCTTTACATTTTCCCCATTTTTGCAGGCCTGTGTCAAATACTAAGGCACCTGTATAATCGGGATAGATAGGAGCTGTTGTTGCATCTTGAAGTAAGAAGGTTGCACCAGGAAAAGTTACATCTAAATGCTCTGGAAGAGTAGTACCCTCCATTAAAGAATAAGCAGGAGCCCCTATTATCAACTCATTAGTGTCATAAGGAAAATCCGGATTAGGGCTATCCTCTAACCACTGCCCCCAATCTACAACTTTCTGAGTTGCATACATAGTAGACTCCACTGGGGGGATCGTCCTCGAGGCTCCTACTTGAATATATGTAGTATCTTTTCTGTACCTCTGAGTACCTATCACAACCCCTAAAGAATAACTCCTTATTCGAGTTTCCGTGCCGAAACCCCAATTCCCGGTAAATTCATAGTTAATCTTCGTTGTAAATGTCTGAGTCGCCTCAACGAAGTAGTCTTGTAGGATTACAACCTGAGTAAGTGAGATCGTCGTACCTCCTACGGTGTAGCCGGAGCTATCGAACACCGTCTCTAGGAAAGCTCTCCAGGTATTATATATAGCGGTATTGTCTGCATCTTCCGCATAATTCTGTAACCTTCCTGTAAATCCTCCATCTGTTTGATATCCTGCTGTTGATAAAATAGTTCCTAAGTACCAGGCCACCCCTCCTGTAGGAGTGGTCACATAACTTAGAGAGGGCTGGTCTCCTCCATCTGTAAACCAGACTCGAATATATGCACCTGTATAGGTCCCGTTACTGCCATCCTCCTCTAGTACCCTGCGCTTGATGGGAAATTCTTGATTATATATGGTCTTATAAGTTACCGAAGCACTGTAGGAGCCTACTCCGGAAAATGCTTTTGTGGTAGTGGTATTAAAAGAAGGGTCCAGCATAGTAGCAAATTCTACATATCCGGTGTCCGTAGTAGGGAAGGAAGGGGGAGTGCTTGTATATACGGTAGGATCAGAGTAGTATGATACCTTGTCAGGGGTATCATTTATCATACTCCGAGCCTGTGCTATCTTACCTGCATACTCAACCCATTCCACCTCCTGCCTATCAAAGAACCTAGTAAGAGCGGTATCCGCTACCCCAGTTCCCAAAGGAGCATTAGTCCACCCAAGATCTAAGAGAGGAGGAGTAGAATCATTTATAGATGTCACATCTGTAAAACTCCCCGTATCCCGGGCTGCATCAAGCTGTTCTTGTGTATAATAAGGAGTTGCATTTCCTTCATATGGGAAGTCATCATCTGGAGTAAAGGGATCATCTAACTGGTAGGGGCTCATGGAGCTGACAATGGACGGAACCATCTTGCTCCCAGAAGCTCGCCACTGTGCATATAATCCTTCTGTAGCCCCTTCTAGGAATTTGTTCGATATATCCTGCTCTAGGGGTATTCCATCAATAGCATCTGGAATATCTTCTGGATCTGTTAATTCTCCGCCATTATAAAGGAGTCTAACAGTAAGCTCAGCTAAGGTTACAACTTCAAAACTTACCCTACCACTTATGTAAGCGGGGTCAATCAGACTTAGGAACAGGTATCTACCCTGCAGGAAACTCAAATAAACTGGATCCCGGCTCTCCCTGAGGAAGTCGTAAATCCCTACGAAGATGTCCTCAACAGTATAGTCACTCTTGACTCTTTTAATTCCAGTATTGGTATAGGCAAAATGCTCCATGTCAGTAGCCCCCTGGCAGACTTGCTTGGAGGTCCAGATGCCAGCCTGCTCTGTGATGCTCTTTGCGGAGAATAGGATACTTCCAGTGGTATTGAATTGTGCCCCTACGATATTCTTTGTACTGTAGATAATGAAGCCGCTACCAAAGGCTTGGACGTGCACAATCCTGCCTAATACATCATTGAAGATGGCATTGGCAGCTAGGGTAATGATAGCAGGTGTAAAGTCTATAAAATCGAAAAGACTACTCCATGAGATTGAATTAGCCGAGTCCCAGAATCCCAAGCGTCCATTGGCCCTGAAAATTCCCATCTGCCCAGTCATATTCAGGAAGTTTGGAACAAAACTTGCAATAGTTACAGGACCAAAGGCTGTAGGAGTTAGCTTGTAAACAGAAGCATTCCCCTGCCGGTACATGTAAAGAACGTTCTCAATGACACAGTATGTCCAAGCCAGATAGCTTCCAGAAGAGGGAGTGGAAAGCGTTACCTTATGAGCCCATGCCTCAGACGCTGACCCTCCTGAGTTTGTCCATATTCCATCTTCGCAAAGCGCGACAAGAACATTTGAATAATTGGCGAATTGATACAATACCACAGAATCACAACGACTGCCAAGAGCCGCAATACCCAAAGTAGCCGTTGTGTCAAAATAGCTACGATACCCGTACAAAGTCGGGAGAAAGTTATATCCTTCATAAGCCACGATTGGAATAGTCCGCTCAGGGCTATCCTCTTGGCCGGTGGACATGAGATTTTCATAAAAAGCCTCCGGGTCCGTAATTACTGCACTCCGAGTTACATCTATAATTTGCGTCTTATTCACAACATTACCTCCGTGTAGTCTGCAACTCCAGAGCCAATCCTGCCCAAGGCTCTACCACTGTTATGTACAGATCCCCTGTCGCAGCTCCTGCTCCTATAACAGAGATACTTGTCATGACAGGAGGGGAAACCGTCATCAAAGTCCCTTTAGGAAGGAACAAGGCATTATCCTGTAAAGTAGTAGAAGCTGAGATTGCAGTGGCCCCAAAACGGATAATGCAATCCGCACTTGCAAACAAGACTATAGTGTTAACCCTAGTTGGAAATCCCGTAGCACTTACGGCTGTGCCAGAGATCCCCAAGGATGATACCCCAACTGGCCTAATTGTATCATTTGGAATGGCCACCCCGTCAGCAGTGGCTAATGGGTACCTATCTCGTATATCTGCCATAAAACCTCCCTAGGCCACTCTGACTTTTAAAATACTGCCTGTCCGATAAACATCGCCAATTGCCAAACCTCCTGCGGCAGCAGCTGTATCATCTGCGAATTCTGCAGGAGGAATAATCTTCAGCTTCCCTGTTGCATATACGACAAATCTCCTAGCTCCTCCCGTAAGAATCTCTAGGAGAGTGGCGCTCAGGTTTGCCAGGGTATTTTTTGTATCAAAGAAGTACGCGACTGCGGTAGCACTATCAACCACCCTGGGGTAAAAGTGGAAACGGGTAATACTGTCTATAACGCCGTTTATAGCTATATTTACCTTATTAGCTGAAGGCCCAAAAGGGCTATCGTAGATATCAAGCATTGACGTAGTATTGGTGAATCCGTTGAGCGTATTATCTCTCGATATAGTTAGCAAGGCCCCGCTACCGATGTTTGCAGTCTGATCATCAAGCTGAGATATCCTAACCACATCGTAGTTATTGGATATAAAATGGGCAACCTGCGTATTAACATTCTTAAAAACCGCCCCCTTAATACCCGCCGCACATAATACACTTACGGACCCATTCACGGCAAGTGCGTTACCATAGCCATAACCATAACGATCTCCTTCCCCTATTAATACGCCACCATCACCACGGACTCTAATTGAGTCTATACTCCCATCATTGCCAGAAACAATTTTAACTGTATCTGTAGTACCAGTTGCGTTTGCAGTAGTACCTTGCAGAACTAGAGCATCATCTACCCCAGTCCCTCCATGTAAGAGCTGTCCACCACTCCTACCAGGCAAATAGGCATAATCAGAAAGATCTACCGTAGGCGGGGTTTCCCATATTACATCGCCATCAGTAGAGCTTTGTTTCGCTAAATGCTGTCCTGTAGTACCCCCAGGAGGAATTCCACCCCCTCCAGATCCAGAAGAGGGGGAGACTATTCGCTCTGAGAACTTATTGAACATGGGGAACTCCTTTTAACCCTTCAGCTAGCTTCGTAAAAAAGCCAACCAATACCAAAGATAGTACAAACAGAATGAAAGCCATGATAGCGTTCTTAACAAGAGTTCGTTTGAGATCCTTAATAAACTCTTCGCTGTCTTTCCGGGAGGTTTCACGTATAATATGCTCCTGTTTATGGTGATCAATGCCGAAAGGAAAAGCCTTTAGGATCTCCTCCTGCTTAAACAGAATCATCTCTTGCTGCCCTATAATATGATCCATTTTATCAGCTTCTGAAAGCCCATCGTACTTTCTCCTATCATGCATTATAGAATCCTACCTTCCCTAGTAAGTCACTTGATCCCTTAGATCATTAGCCATAATTGTTAGAAGATCCTCCCCCATGGCAAGATATACCTTAGCAGAATTTGCGTCCCCAATCAAGGCAAAAATCTCCCCTGCTGCTCTATTAATAATACCATAGGGACAAAGGTCAGTAAGCCAAAAAGTATTAGCTCCGGATAGGACTGGAGGATGCTGATAATAGCCTACCTCCAAGGCTGAAGAAAGCCCACCTGCTATAACCGTAAGGTCAGAGCCTATCATATAATAGCAATTGATCTGCTGAACCCCTCCAGGAACAAAGACATTTTGAGGGTCTATGTGCTGGAGAAATCCTTTAACTCCGGTTAGTTTAACGTACTTCCACTTCCTAAACCTCGTTAAAGGTACTACAAGGGAGGGAAGATTGATAGTCTGGGTGTAAAGGGTATCATCCAGTGGAATTGTAGCCTCCACTAGATCATGAGTAAACTCAGTTTTGAAAAGCGTCCTGGCTAAGGCTGTATTGATAGCATTACCTATCTGAGCAGACTTATCAGGACGCTTCACAATATCTGAGACTGCTGAAACCAGCTCAGTGAAATTCATACTCTAAACCTCCGTCCAGCCAAAAACGCCCGGCTCCCAAACGTTGTTTCCACTTCCATCTGCTTGCGTTACGCGCCATGTCTTTCCGTTATGCGTGCAGATATCACCTGTTCCAGTGAAGGGATTGACCAGCTTGAATGCGTCCGCAGCAAATGTCTGATACCAAGGCACTGCGACACCGGGCGTTCTGGCTGGTACAATCAGTGCCGGGATAATTGTCGGGTCTGTCCATATTGCC